ATTTTCTCGTTTTGAAAATCTATACGCGTATTGCACTCGCTTAGATTCGCAGCCGAGATTTGCAGGTTCGCCTCTTTTATAGCAAGCTCCTTTTGCGCGGTCTCTAGCCCAGCTTTTGCGTCCTTGATGTCGTCTCTTAGTTTCCAAATTTCAATCCCAAGCCCTAGCATTACGCCCGCAAGAGCGCCGATTGCGATTAGCCAAAGTTTGTTTGCGATTAGAAAATTCATCACGCCCCCTTTAACAGTTTTGCGGCGACGGCCAAGATAATGATAGCCGCCGCGATAATCGCGAATTTCTTTGTCGATGCGTTCATTCTTTGATCCTTTTAAAAGGGTTTATCGCCCACACCGTCTGAAGCACTTTCTTGTCGTTCTCATCCATATACGTGTGCTTGTTGTCGGCACGCATACCGACTACGTCCATCAGCTTCCAGCCTAGATAGATGCGGCAGTACCATTTTGATTTGCCGTAGCGTATCTCACGGTAGTAGCCAAAACGCTCGCGCCCGTCTTTCATCTTGCAAGTCACCAGGCACTGCGTGTTCTTTTGCCCTTTGTTGTATGTTGCTAGCGCGTCGCCTTGAGTGCGCACTGTATTTGCGTCGATGTCCTCGACCTTGACGCCCAGATACTTCGCGCTGAATACGCCTATGCGGTTGCGGCATAGCCAGCAAAGCCTAGCCCAGTAGGTTCTATTCTTGCCGTTCGGGAAGTGTTCGCCTCTCCAGCCGTCGTCGCCATTGACCCCATAGTCGGGATCGTCAAACCACGCCGCCCATCTTGGCAGTTTTTCGCTCTCTTTACCGCAAAAAAGCAAAGCGATAGGCACGACGAGAAACTGCAAAATCTCAAGCGGTATCTCTATCGCTACGTTTTTTGCTATTTGAAGTTTTTGTTTCGCCGTGAGTTTCATCGTCATACCTTTCTGATTTTGCTTGCGCCTACGCCTGATTTGAGACGGAATTCACTGGCAGAATCTATCCCCGCGCTTACTACTATTTGGCTTAAGGATGTTAAGCCTTTAAAATTATTCACCCCACTAATTTTTACTAATTTCCTCATCGTCAAATAAAATACGTTAGACAGGTTGCAAAAATTACCTTGCCCGGTTATAGTATGCAAACTTGGAAACGTAAAATCATTAACTACGCTAGGATTGTTTGAAAAGCAGTTGTTCCTAACGGTTTCTAGCAAAGGCGCGTCTATCTTTGTTAGCGCAGTTGTGGAAAAACTGTCATTCGCTTCTCTTAGCAAGGGGACTTTCAAGGTTCTTATATCCCCGCTTAAGTCATTAAAGCAGGTAGCCCCAAGCGTCTGTAACGCTTTTAAATTTAGCTCCGTCATACCTCTAGCGACCAAAACTAGAGAAAAATTATTAAAATTATTTGCCCCGATTTTCGTAAATTTGCTAAAATCTAGTTTGTTTTTGTGGTAGTTAGGAGCTTCGCAAATGTTTTTATACGTCTGCGTAAAACTATTTGGGACTTCCTTCCCCCACAAAACATAGTCTAGCCCGCCTTCTTTGACTATCTTTGTTACTTCGGGATAGGATGCCTCGCCCCCGCCCCCGAAAAAAATGCGCCTTTTAACATTACGCGGCCTTTATGAAAGAAATTAGCACTTTGTTGTCGCCTGGTCGCACGAAGTAGCTAAAAAATACATATCCTTGCCCGTATGTCGCTTCGGCCTGGTTTAGGATTACAAAGTCGCTTGAAAAGCCGGATACGCCTCCGCTAATATACACTAGCCCGCTTTGACCTGCCTCTCTATCCCCTGCCGTTATTTGCCCGCTTGCGCTACCTGTGAAATTTACGCCTTGCATAAAATCTACCCTATTGCTCGTGATGCTTTGCGCTTTGGTGTATTTACTTAGCGCGTTATCTAGTTGCCCGCGCGTGAGATAGTTTCCTAGCGAGCTAGCCGTAACATACGCGTTTAGTTGCGATTTGAGCGCAAATGTTGCTTTGTCGCTCTCGTATATGGTCGTAGTGAGCTTGTCGTATAGCTCGTCTTTCGTAGCTAGCGTCGCAGTTTTTGCCGCGATTAGCTCGTTTGCTTTCATTTCGTCTATTTTTGCGCCTAGCTCCTCTTTCGTGGCTAGCCCGCTCACATCTACGCTACCGGGCGTCTCGCCTTTTTTGGCGTATGTTTCGTCTATTTTTTTGCTTGAATACGTCTTGCTTTCGCTGCGCTGGCTATCGTCGATAGGCGATGTCACGCTTTCTGGCTTTTCCTCTATTTGAGATTTTAGAGCCGTTAGCTCCTCGTATTTGCGCTCAAAGCTAGTTTTGACTTGTTCAAACTCCTCTGTTTTTCTTGTGAGCAGCGCGCTAAAAGCCTCTGTTTTGAGGTTGATTTCGTCTTTGGCGTTTTGGCCTGCGCGCTCTACATCGGTCACTATTGGGGCAAGATTGTTTTTTGCCTTATCGATCAGATCTTTTGACTTCTCTACATCGTCGCTTAGCCCCTGCATTTTGTCGGCTAGATAGCGAAACTCGCGCAGTTCGTTCACGTCTATGCTTTTTACGGCATCCTCTAGGTCTTTGATTTGGGATAGTAGGAATTTTAGCGCTTCAAGTTTTTCCGCGCCCATTTTGAGTTCGTATATGCTTGTCATTTGATTAGTCCGCTTTCTTTGATAGTTTTCGTCGTATTTGCAAAAAATTCGCTCGCCTCTTTGAAAAATGCAAGCAAATCAACTGTAGCCAAAACCCGCGCGCTCAAAATCGCAGGGAATAAATCTCTATTCATAGCCCGTATTCCTTTCCGTAGTTGGCGTTGTAGTCGGCGATGATTTCAAGAGCTAGAGTGCGGTAGTACGTGTCTTGATTGAGCAGAAACGCTACCTCGTTGATGACGGCGTAGGTTAGCGCCTCATCTATCATCAGGTGTTCGTTTTCGTCGCTGAAATTAGGACGATCTGGGTAGGTCAAAAATGCGTTTTGGTCTACGTTTCGATATACCCGCTCGTCGCTTTCTATACTACGCAAAAGCTCGTTTGGTATGCACTTATTCGCTACGTACAGCATAGCCTCGAAAAATACGTCCGCTAACGTCTCGTCATCGGGGATTTTTTTATCCCCGACGCACTTGAATTTCAAGACCTTTTTTACTTCTTGGCAACGCATTTTTACGCCTTTAAGCCGACTCCGATCGCAAACGCGTCGGCATTTCTAACCTCTAGGCAGCCTTCAGTGTAGTATCTCTTTTGTATAGCCGTTTTTGACGTAGTAACGTCTTTTAGCTCGGTCGGTACGAGCAGGCCGTTTTTCATATACTCAAAATCCCCCGCGATAAGCACGTCGCCTAGCCCGAATTTCGGAGATAAGAAGCGGTGTAGCCTAAAATTTACTTTACCAAAGTCGGTATCAAGGCTCACTACGCTTGAATTCACGTGTTTTTCGTTGCCAAATTGACGAGTAGCAAATTTGTTGATCGCAGGTTTTAGCCCAGCGCCTACGAATACGTCTTTCGGAGTTGCGCCTACGTCATAGATGTTTTGCAAAAGAGTATGCAAAATTTCCTCAGTCAGTACCGTTTCCGTACCGCTCCAGTTGTTTGTGCTATCAAAAGCTACCACGTTTCCTCTTTTGCCGCTAGCCCACGATGCAGCTCCTTTAGCGACGTAGTAAAACATTCCCGCCATTTCGCCCGCTGTCGTATCTGTTCTTACCGCAGGCCCCATAAATACGGATTGTTTTGCGTTTGCGTGACGTCCTAGCCCAAATAGCGCATACTCCATATCCAGTTTATGCTCTTTGGCTCTTTTTGCTATCTCGCGCGGTAGCTCTTTGCCGCCGTACGTAGCGACTGCTTGCATACTTCTTGACACGCTGACGTTCGTCGTGAAAATTTGCGTTGCGTTTGACGTTTTTTGGACGGTACTTTTTCTCGTATCGTCAAAGTCGCTGATCTCTAGCTGCGCGTTCTTTTTCGGTGCCGCTAGTGTATCGGTTAGCCAGCTATGCTCTATGCCTTTGACTTCAGACGTACCGATCATACTTAGTATCGGCGTTTCGTCCGCGCCTATTAAAATGATTTTGTCGTAGACCGAAGGTTTTAAGCCTTGTCTAGATGTTGCAGGGGCTTGATAGCCCGTACTTGTGATTGCCATAATTGCTCCTTTTCGTATGGTTTAGGGCAATTATTGCTCAAGGTGCAGTGTCAAATCTACCTAGTTTTGGGAAAAATTATAAAAAAATAGTGTCAAAATTTGCACAATTTGGGAAAAATCGGAAAAATTACCCAAAAATTACCGCATTTTTTGGGAAATATGGGGCGCCCCTTAAGACAGGGGATTTGATTGTTAAATTTCGTTGCTTTGTATTATTTTATCTCAATATCGTCACATATCAAGCTAATATCCGCTCCGCTTGCTTCTCTTAACGTTTTTAGAGTATGTTTAATGTTTCTCATCGCCTCTATGTTTAGCGTTTGAGGTAGCCACTCCGCACCGCAGTTAGGGCACTCGTTGAGAAAAACCTTGTGCGTTTCAAACACAAACGATATGGATGTCTGACAATGTATACAAACAAATTCTATGCCTTTTATATTTTTTACGTTTTGTTTCATTGCGTTGTTCTCCTTTTTTTGATTTTTTATTTTATCTCTTTTTACCTTATTTGCCCGTATCTAGCTTATTCTAAACCTTTAAATTTATGGTATAATGATCTAATCTTTTAAAGGCGCAAAAGAATTAGCGTCCGGCTCATAACCGCGAAGTAGCGTTTGAGCGTCTTTAAAAGCCTCACTATTTTTTAGGCTCCCTTTTTCAAAAAACATCGTTTTAAACGCAAGCTCATTTCTTTTTGATTTTCTCAACTGCACTCCAAGCCTTTTATTTGTGGTATAATACCCTTGTCGATCCTGTTGGCGATAGACCGTTCGTCTGTAAAAGCTTGTTATAACGGAGTAGTCCGAAGTTTGGAGGATCGATAAACTACCTCTGCTTTATTCATTAGTTTGTTTTTTATATTATTTATCTTTTTAGGCGCATTGCTTATTATTGTTATGTGAGTATCAAAATTCCTTCCTACGCTCGTAAAAACCAAACTTTTATCATCCATTTCTTTTACAAACAAAAAAGTACCCTCATCCTTTAAAACCATATCCGTATCCTCTAGGCTTTGTTTTATTAGCGGTATATATTTCTCTCTACCGCGCGCTACTATCTTTAGGAGGCTTCCTTTTGTTAGCCTTATCTCTTTGTCCTTTATAGCCTTTTTGACTTCAGGTTTTAAATTCGGTATAAAATCATCGTCTACGCTTTTTAACCCAAACGTTTTTATCCATTTTTCCTTTGCGTCATTGCTTACGTCGTCTATTTTTAGATTATTCTCCTTTGCCTTTAGGGCGCTTTCGCTCATCTGCGCCTCGCTTTGTCCGTTTAGGCTTTTGGGCGTTTCCTTTGTAAATCTTTTCTTTGCCGCCTCTATTATCTCTATTTTTGTTTTCGTGCTTAGGTCTTTATTCGTTATAGTCTTTTGTAGTAGCTTGCCTAGCTCGTCTTGCTTTAGTTTATTTACGAAACTTGATATTTTTTCTTTACCCGCTTTATCTTTCCCGATATTTACTATCTGATCGTATAGTTTAGGGTTCGTCTTTTTTAGAGTAGCCGCCGTTACCTTTGAGCCAAAAAGCCCGTATATAAAACCTTTAGCAAATTTCTCCGCGTCGAAGTTTCCGTTTTCGTCTTTAGCGTTTAGAGTTCCGCCCGCTAGGCCTGTTCCTACGTGAGGGTTAGCGTACATTATGGTATTTTTGTCTCTGCCCGTACCCGCAAATCTTTGCTCCTCTATCGCAGCGGCTGCGCTATGACCGCCTTTGCTTTCTACCGGCGCTCCTTTGAAAAACTCCTCGTCGGCGTATTCGTCGGCTCCGTTGTTTTTATGCGTTTTTTTGTATTCGTAGCCTAGATATTCGCTGCTTTCTAGGTCTTGTTTTAGTTTGCCTAGAGTTTGTTCGTCTATCTTGCCGCCTCTTATCTTTGCTACGTCTGCTTTAGTGATCAAAAAATCAGCGTTGTAGTTTTTATCGTAGCCCGCAGGCGTTCTTTTGTATTCCCAGCCCCCTACGCCGCCGTTGTCCTCTACCCTCGACTCGCTAAATCTAGTTTTGCCGTACCTTGCGTCTTTGGCTAGTATGTCCTCTCTATCTTTTAGAAACTGCTCTACGTCGTACTCTTTAGATAGCGATTTTAGTTCGTCTTTAGCCGAATTTTGTGGTATAATACGCTTAGTTGGGAGCCCAAGCTCACCTTGTGATTTGCTTCCTGGCTGGATGAAAGTTTGGATAATGCCAGCATCATCTGCGACGGACTCCGCTTTTGCGGTAGGCATCGTCCGGCTTTGATCGGAGTGGCGAGGGAGCCGTCTCGCCCCGTCGCTATATTCTACTTTTGACAATTCGCCGTTTCCTAAATTTTCTTTATTTCTTTTTTGAAGTCTATCCAGCCTTTTTTCGTTATTGATGGTTGCATGCACTATCTGCCCGTCCTTTTTCCTAACTGCTATTTCTCCACTTTTACCCTCTTTTAAGTTTTTTACCAACAACGCATTCCTATCGTTGTTATTCTTAAAAAAATGCGTAGGGTTATCTTTTATCTCTTTGATTACGTGAAAAACGTCCGCTTCGCTTTTAAACATCTCGGGGTGTTTTAGTGCTAAGGTCTTTAAATTTGCCGCCCATTCGTCGCTCAATACGCCGCTTAAATCGTTTATCCATTTCTCGACTTCAAATTTATGCCGCGCGTATTGTTTTGCCGCGCCGCCGTCTCTCATCGTCCAGCCATCGCCCTTTACGACTTCTTGCTTTGCTTCTGCTTGCTCTAGCTTGCTTCCTTGCTCGGCTGTTTCTTTGACTATCCCATCCGCCTTAGCCTTATCTAACTCATTGCTAAATTTAAACTGCGCCTTAGCCATCTCGATGATGTCTATTTTTTCGCTAATAGGTATATCTTTATTCATCGCGGCCTTTGATAGCTTTTCGCCCAGTTCTCGCGCGCTTGACGAACTCATCACTGCATTGTATATAGCGTGTCTTGACGCCGCAGTCTTTCCCATCTGTAAAAACGGCAGGAATTTTACGGTATTTTGCACGGCCCTGTTTGCCGCCATAGTCAAGTATCTCACGGCTACGTTATGGCTGAAGCCTTGCTGGAGTTTAGGGTCTTTAGGCGCTTTAAAAGCATCGGCAAGGGTATGATCGAGTCCGTGGATTTTATTCATCTTTTCGGCTATCTCGATAGCTTTCTTGGCCGCCTCGCTTTTATAGTTCGGATTGTCTTTTAGCGTTTTTAGCATCCCCGAGTAATCCACCACCCTTTTGCCGCCCATCGTCTCTTTGATATTTCTCTCCAGCGTATTTTTTATCGCCTCGATCTCTAGCCTTTCTCTGCTGGGCGCGTCAAGTCCTGACAAATATTCGTTTAGCTTGCCGTTGGTGTTTCTAAATTTCTTATCCAACTTGGCTTGCGTTAGCTCTTTTGTGGTACCTTTTTGTATCCCATCATAAAGCGAGTCGTCCTCTATGCGCTTCATTTGCGAGTATTTGACGTCGGCGTCATAAAGGCTATTTTTTAGCCTTTCCAGCTCCATGCCGCTTTTGCCCGTGCTTGCAAATATCCCATCGTCTAGGCTTTGTTTTAGCCTTATTAGTTTGTCTTTCGTCGGCTTATAGTCGGCTTGTCTTATTAAGCTAAGGCTCAAGATAAGTTAAGCGGATTCTCTCTTGTCATCTTTAGTAAAATATGATAGAAGGTTTTTGTATCTTTACTGTTATTAGATCTAAATTCACACTCTTTAAGATGAAGTAAGAAATTCTCTTTTTTAATCCCTTTAAGATTTTAAGATACTTGTCAAGATATGACTTTGATAATGTGATGTTGTGAGATTGTAGAAGCTCGATTATATCGAGGTTTTGTCAATGAAAAATATTTTTATTCTTATGTGTTTTTGGGTTAGCATTGTCTTTCAAAGTGTGGCGTATCTATAAAGTTTTTGAAATTTCCGCCCCATTTGTTATTTTTGTCTAAGCTTTCCCAATAGTCGCCAATGCTTTGAAGCTGTGTTTTTGATTGTAGCCATTCGCCACCTTTGAATATATGCAAATCGGCGGCACAACGCTTTAAGTGCATTGAATTATAAGTTTTTGATTTGCCCTCTTTGATATATAGGTCTTGTTGTGCTTGCGTGCGCTCGACTTCTCCCAACCTGATTGTATAGCCGTTATCGATTAGATAGTTTAAGATTTGTACGAGGTCTTGAGTAAATTTTTCTTGATTTTGTCCTAGCGTCATTTGTGTAGCCTTACGTTTTGATTAAGGAATAAATCGTAAATCTTGTCAATTTTCTTTTCAAGGTTTGATATATCCTCGCTAAATGATTTTTCAAATAAAGATAACTTTTGATTAAAGGCGTTAAGCCTTTGAGAGATTATCCAATTAATAATTGTAAAGAATAGAGCCGTTATAGTTATCAACGGCTCAATATATTCCACTATGAAACTTGCTTGCATTGCCTAAGCGATAGTTATATGTTGCATATTTATAACAAAGACTTCTTCAAACTTAACCCCGTTAAAAGTTTTGTTTAAAAGCGCGGTGCGAATCTCGTCCTCGTCTTTGCTAAAATCTGCATAAAATTGAAATGTGTGTTTACCTTTACTAGTTTCAGATTTTCCCGTTACGGTTACGTCCCAAAGGTCAGTTACGACATCATTTCCCGACGTGCTTTCAACCTCATAAACGACAAATTTTCCGTCAAGATTATTCTCCGCAAAGGTTTTTGCTGTTGCTCCATCCGCAGGAACGGCAAAGCCGAACGTGCGATTTCCTAAAGTATTTCTTATTAATGATTTAGCCATTTTTACACCTTTCTTTACGCGTCAAATTTAAGTTTAGCGTATTCGCATTTTGTAGTTAGAACGTAGTCACAATCAAACTTACCCGTTATGTCCGCAAGCAAATCTTTAAAGGTCTTAGAAGGCTTGACGTGAGGAACGCTAAACATCGTTGATAACCTACCCGTAGCATCCCTTTTCCCTACAACTATGCTTTTCTTATTTAAAGGGCTAGGAATTGCAGCAACCGCCGTGCCACCCTCGCCAACATTCTTAAACTTTTCTACTTGTCCAGCCATAAGACTAATTAACGCCGTAGTATCGCCGTCAGTCGCGCCAATAGCCGAAACGGTTAAAGGATGTAAGCCTTTAATGGTTTGTTTTAGTATTTTCTTTACTCCTTTGAGTTTTTATTTTTGCGTTATGCTGCATAAACGATAAAATGGTAACAAAAAACGTTAATAATTGCTGTATTGCTTGCTAAAATATCCAAGAATACGAGTTTTATTAATAATAGCTAGTAAGTCCAAAAAGTCAGAGATTTACGCTAGCACGAGCCAAAGCGACGCCGCTCAGCAGTTTAATCCGCGATAAACTAAACTTGACGGAATACAAACCACGAACGAAATAACCAAAGTCGCTTTGCGGGTAGCTCGTGCAAGCGGCATCTAGGGGAAAAGATGTTTGGGTTTGGAAATCAAAAAAAGCTAGATGAAGGCATAATAATT